GAGATCATTGTTTTTCAACCTCCACAAAGGTAATTGTAAAGGGTTTGAGGGGTTGTGTCAAGAGACATTATAAAACCCCTCACAGCGGACTGTAGAGGGGTATGGGACAGTTTATGAAGTGGAACTAGAAATTATTTTTTATATATTTCATCGCCAACAACTAAAACATCTATCTCAGTAGATGAAAATAAATTAATCGCATCATTTATTGATCCTGATATTGGTTTCCCCCCATTATTTAAAGAAGTATTTAAAACCATGGGTATTCCTGATAAAGTTTTAAATTCTTCTATCAGAGAATAATAATTACAAAGATCACTAGATACAGTTTGAACTCGACATGTTCCATCTACATGAGTTATAGGGAGAAAAGAATTTTTATCTAAAATATTCATTACGTATAGCATGTATGGAGAAGTTTCATTCCAATGAAAATAATTTGATACCTCGTCCTCAAGGATAGATGCACCAAAAGGTCTAAACCATTCTCTATGCTTTACTTTATTATTCAATATTTTTTTTCCATTTTTTACAGTTGGATTCATCAGAATGCTTCTATTCCCCAATGCTCTAGCACCAATCTCACCATTTCCTTGATACCAACCTACAATTTTTCCCTCATCCAAAAATTTTGCTGTTTTTTTAATAGTTTCTATTGATGGATTACTATTTGGGGATTCGTCTGATTGCCAATAAGGAAATTTATCATTACTAAACTTTTCTTGATTAAAATACAGACGAAGAAACTCTACTACTCCTAGAGATAATCCTTCATCATTACAGTGTGGAGGTATAAAAAGATTTTTTCTCTTTTCTTTTATTTTAGAATTTATAATAGTATTTTGAGATATTCCACCGCTGTAAAAAATATTATCATCTTCATTTGTGTTTTTTATAAAATAATCTACGTATATTCTTTCAGTTTCTTCATGACAATATCTCACTGAATTACATATATCTTGAAAATCATCTTTTATAGATTTACCTAAAAAATTCTCACCATACCACAATTTATCTAATGAGTTTAGATTCCATTTTTCATAAGATGGATTAAACTTTTTGATTCCATATCCTTTTAATGCCATTATTTTGCCGGCATGATCCAATTCGGAACCTTTAATACCAATGTGAGAACCAACTGATCCTAATATCCTACCTAAACTTTCAAAAGTTTTAACATCTTGTTTAACAATTCTTTTATCATCCTTAAACAAAGAGTGTGTAATAAAGTCATCACCAAATCCATCAAAAATAAATCCAGCGTCAGAATTTTCTCCCAAAGTCCAACAACTTAAAAAGTGAGCATAATGATGATCTACTCTAAAAATAGGGCATTCAAATCCAAAAAGTTGAAATAGAGGTATTTCTATACTCTCAAAAAGTTTAGTTTCGTCACATTTAATATGCGGATGCCTAAAACAATCAAGAACAATTCCTATGGCAGATATATCTTTTGGATTTATGTTCCATGTTTTAATAATTTTAGTCCATCCATTTAAATCCTGATATCCAAAGTGTTTTATTTGATAATCTCTCTCTGGTTTATAATATTTTATTTTTATGCCGTCAAAGTATGTAATATTTGAATCGTGCTCACATAATCTTAATCCTAAGAATCTCATACGTTTTCATTCAAATTTTATAATTGATTTGTGGAGTTTATAAGCTATAGTAGTTCTTAATCCATAAAAATCTCTAGATGGAGATTGTCCATAATGCAATATATTTCCTGGAAAAAATACTGCACTATTTGGCTCTGGATAGATAAATATTTTTTCTTTAGTCTTAGGATCATAAAAAACTGTATTTCCACCCCATTCTTTTTCCCACTCAGGATTAGCATAGTATAAAAAAGTATATCCAGAAGAATTATCTATATGAAAAGATCCATCTAACCCATATGTCTGACCGTTAGCATATATTCTTTCTATATCTAAACAATTATATGGTATTAGACTTTGAATAATTTTATATAAATCTGTATTAAAATATTTTATTCCAGAAAGATTCATATTCCAAAAACACTTATGTTTATTGTGTGCCTCACTATAGTGTCCAAATGACCAGTTGGGACTATTAAAATATTCTTGTATTTTATTGAAATCATCATTAGAAAAAATATTCTTGTATGTTTTTATTGCGTCTTTCATCTTATCAAGAATATATTAATTTTTTTTGTTTTGCAATCTTCACATCAAATGATATTCTTAATAAACTTCTAGGATTGTCCTCTGTAAATTCTTGAGTTATATTTGGAGAGTGAAATAGGTTTGCTTTATATATTATTGCTTGATTTGGTTTATACTCTATTGTATTAATCAATTTAATTTTTAAATCTTCCTTATCATCTAAGTATTTTTTAAACTCGTCTTTAGTAATATTTTCCTTTCCATAAAATTTTATTAAATCCTCTTTAATATTTTTACTGTAATCATCCCATTCATTAATTGTCTTATTTGTAATAATTTCTTGATTATTGAAAGTATAAAATTTTGTTGAGACGGGAATCTGATTCAAATTAACTAAGCATATTAATTCGGACACATAATCAGTATCAATACTGTCATAATGCGGAAAGTATCCAGAATTAGATAAAGATATTATGGGTGTGTAATCATTATAGAAATGATTACACATTATTTTATATGATCTTACAACATCTGGTATTTTATTGTCCAAAACATATTTTTCCATTAAGGATCTTCCTACCCAATTTGGAAATAAACTTTCATATCCAGGTTTAGAATGAATCTGATATAAAATGCACTGCCACTTTTCACGGTTTATAAAAAAGTTTCTTGCATTTTTAAAATCTTCAAAGAAATCATCAATCAATGTTATTCCATTTGAGACTATTTTATAATTACTACATCTTGGTTTACAAAAATTATTGTATGTATCATTAAGAAGTTCCATATTTTTATTGTGCAAAGTTTTTATAAAAAGTAATTCTCAATAAAACTCTAGGAGATTTTTCACTAAACTCTTCCGTTAAGTTTGGTGCATGATATACTGACATGGGGAAAAGTATAGCTTGATTTGGGTTATAGTTGACTATTTTAACTAAATTTAAATCTAAATATTTTTTTTCTTCTTCCAATAATTTATCCAATACATTTTTAGGAATATTATCTTCTCCATATAAATTTATTAAATTATTTCGTATACCTTCACTATATAAACTCCAATCAGGTTCTACTTCATATGTGCAATGTCTTTGGTTTTTATATGTATAGAATTTTGTTGAAACTGAAACCTCATTTAAATTTACCAGGCAAACATAATTTATTACATTTTCATCATACATGGCATCTACATGAGGGAAATCATTTGATAATGATGTAAGAAAATTATCATTATAAGAATAATTACAAATTACAGAATACGAACCTGCATCGTCAGATACTTTATTTTTTTTAACATAATTTTTCATCAAATATTTTCCCATCCAACTCGGAAATAAACTCTCATATCCAACTCTAGCGTCTCCCTGATAGTATTGAAGACATTTCCATTTTTCTCTAGATAAAAAAAATTTTTTTGCTTCTACAAAATTTTTAAAAAAATCATCAATTAATATTATGTCACTTGAGACATGATTATGTTCACAGTGCCCCAATAAACATGAATTTTTAAATAGATTATTTAAAGTTTTCATTTAAATATATTTGCCGCAAATGGATTTATTTTTTGAATTATCATGAGTTGATTTACTTTTTAACTCAAAATCAAGAACAAGACATATCCTTGGATCATCACTCAAGTGTTTTGAAAAAGAATGTGGAACATCTTGAGTGTGAATAATTAAATCTCCATCCTCAACTTCAATGTAATGGGATATATTTTTATGAATCTCTGTTACTTCTTCGTTTCCAATATCTTCTTTTAAGATAATCAATTTGCTGCCATTTTTTGGCACTTTAAAATAAAGTATTGCAGTCCCGCTAAAATCATTTCCTGAGCGATGAACATGGCATTTCCCACTACAGTTTTTATAAATTTTGTTCACCCACATTCTTGTATATAAAATTTTTTTATCTGAATTTTTCTCTTCATAATAATTACTTAATATAAATTTACTCACATAGTTTAACAATGAAGAAATATTTTTTAAGTTAGTAACATAACGTTCACCCATTCCAGCAGTGCTATATCCTTCTCCTATTTTTTCTGGACTTCTATTCCCTCTAGTCGTAACTTCTTCTCTTGCAAAAATTTTATGCACATCTTCCATTAATGCAGTATCATTATATAAATGAATGGGAACTTTGTGCCTTATAATTTTATAGTCAAAAACTTTTAATTTTTCTGTCATTGGTATAAAAATAAATTAAATTTATTGGTATCTCTTTTTGGTTTAGTTTTACTGTTTTCTTCTTGAACACTAAAAGTAACAATACTATATCTAGTTGCTGTTTCTTCTTGTGCTATTAATGGAGTCACTCCATGCAATTCTTTAGAAAAAAATAATATTCCTTGATTACTGCTACATTTATGAAGATAATTATGTTCAGGAAAATACAAATCTCCACCTTTAAAATTGGAATCATCTTCCCATAAAAAAAATATTAAAGTAAATATTCCATGATCAAAATGGGGTTTATAATAATCATTTTCTTTATAACAATTTATAAGTTCACTACCCCATATAAGAGAATCAAATAATCTTTTAAATGTAAGATTACTCCAATTATTAATACCTATTTCCTTAATACAATTATCTATAATTTTTATAACTTTTAAATTTTTACAAGTTTCTTCATTCGTTTTGTGTAAAAAAGTTCCTGTATTTTTTTTCAAGACTTGATGATGATTTGTATTACCACTAATCGCTGATCCTGTAAAATTTGGGTTTTTAAAATATTGTTTTAATTCAATAATTTCTTTAAAAATAATTTCTAATTCTTTAGTAGAAAAAACATCTTCTAAAGTTATATGAAAAAATGGAGTATCATTGTGAAATATTTTCATTATAAATTTATCCTAAAAGAAATTAAAATTTACATTAATTCTACATCTTTCATCGGAGCAAGTTGTGCTGCAATGTGTTTTTGAGGAATCAAAAATTAGTAACCGATTTTCTACAGACTTTACTTCTATTTTGTCCTCTAAAATTGTAAGTCCATTGTTAGTGTTTAAATAAAAAATTGCTCCGCGATGAGGATAAGGATAATCTACATGATTATCATGTCGTATTACAGTTTCTGTAGAGGGAAATAAATTTCCTTTTATTCTTATTACTGCTTTACAATCTAAAATTTCAAGAAGTGGTTGAAACATTGTTACTTTCGAATCAGTATAAAATCCATCCCAAAACATATGCACGAAACAATACGATGCTACTGTCGATAAATTTTCTTGTTTGTGCGTAACCGTTGATATTAAATGCCACGAAAAATGCTTATTAAGCATAATATTTTTAATTTCATTAAAATGTTCTTGAGAAAGAACATTATCTATGATTTTATGAGTCATTTGTAACTTGCATTGAGATTGCCAAATTTTAAGTATGGTATAAAGTTTATATTAACAACACATCTAACTTCATCCGTTGATGTAACTGAACGGTGAAGTATTGAACCATCGAAAATTAACATCCTGTTTTTTACACATTTTACCTCCGCAATATCTTTTAATACAGTATATCCATTGTTTGTTGTAATATAGAATAGAGCAACTTGGTGTGATATTTTTCTGTCAACATGATATTCATGATGTATGTGAATTTCTGTTGGAACTAAAAGATTTGCTCTTGCTATTATAATTTGACTTGCATTTAATTTTTTGAATATCGGATTCATTAAATGTATGAATTCGCTTTTTTCTTTTACTTCAGTATTATTTACTGACAAAAAAGAATGACAATACATCCAATCATGTTTTTCATATCCTGTTGGTCCTATATCGGGATTTCTTACAATTCCTGGATTATAACTCCAAGGAAGTTTTTCTTGATTTTCGTCCTTAGGGAAGAAAATAGAACTAATGTGTTCAAAATCTTTTTCCTCAAGAAAATTATCTATGATATTATAATTCATTAGATTATTGATATGATATATTTTTATTTCTCATTTCATTATTTTCTTTATTTAAAATTGGAAATACAGATTCTCCTTGCAGTTCTTTTGTATTTAAAAATTCAATCCACCCCGTAGCAATATATTTCGCTCCATTTAAAGGAGGATTACCTCTGTGTGGATGTGTAAAATATGCAGGAAAAAGAATAAAAGTCCCTACTTTAGGTTTAAATCTTAAAGATTGATATAAAAATTCAGTTTCACCACCTTCATCTACGTCATTTAAATACAAAATCCAAGATAAAATTCTATTTCTACTTTCTAACGTTGCAGTGTGTTCGCAGTGCCACACATGATATCCCTGTGTGGGGCATGTTTTTTGTATTTTAATATATTTTGACTTGTGCTTTTGTAAATTTTGTAATATTGGATATTGTAAGTTATATAATGGATAAATGTAATCGTAAAATCTTTTGTGAAAAGAACTAATGAATTCTAAATCCCAATCTAGTTCTATAAAAGGACTTATACTTACTGCAGTATCATCTTTTCTGTTTAAAACAGAATCTCCATCTCCAAGTCTACTATATGTGTAACCAGTTTTGTGGCATAGTTCAAATAATTTTATAGCATCTTCACATTCTTCTGGAGTAAATGCATTCTCATAAATTCCTATAAATTCTTTAAATTCATATTTCAGTTTTGATGGATTAAACATTTTTCCCCCCCCTAATCATAACTCATTTTTGATAATTGTTTTAATTATAAGACATTTCACAAATACTTTCAATATTTTTAATGTACAAATTGAAAGAGGCGACTATTCTTGTTTTATTTGATAAATTTGCAGGAACATAATGTAAGAGATTTGAAGGAAAAAAAATTATATCTCCCTCTTCAACTTCTGGAGAATATCTTTCTAGCGTCCCTGTAACACAATTTCCAAATGGAGAAACAAAAACTGTAGACTTATGATCCTTTTTATCATACTCTATAAAACATACTGAAGAAAATCCTGTTGCTCCGTGAACATGAACCGCATGATTCATATTTTGTTCATATTTTTGAAACCAAATTGTTGTATTATGATGGAAATAAATTTCAATCTCTTTTTCAAATAATTTAATCTCATCAAGAAATATATTTGTTTTAATGTCCGATGGACTAGTGATTACATTTTCAATTATTTTGGATTTAAACCCATCAAATAAATTTAATAATTGTTTCTTTTTGACATTCCAATTTTCAACTTTATATTTATAAATCGGAACAGAAAATGCTATGGTTTTCATAATTAATTATAATTAACTTTAAACTCCTTTACAGTATCATCAGAATGTATATTTATAATTTCACTCCAATCTATAAAAGGAGAAAGATGATTATTATCGCAATGTGTTGAATAACCAGGTAAACAAGAGACTAAATATTTTCCATAATCTTGACTTAATTTCCAAAATTTATCATAGTCTTTTGAAAAGTGAAAACCATCCATTACTTTGATTGCTTTATTGCTTGAATATTCTTTATGAACTTTATAATCTTCTAATAAAGTAGAAAATTTACATGCAAAAGTATTCGTGGTTGCGGGCACTGCTCTCCAATGAGTGCTTTTTGTTGTTAAAAGTTTATAGAAACTGTTATCATTTAAAAAATAATCAAAATCATATAAAGTTACATAAGAGGAATTTAATGTAAATCCCTCTAATAATATTTCGCACCACTTTGGACGGTGTATATAATCATCTTCCAAAAAATAAATTATAGTATCTGCTGAGTAATTTTTGGACTTAATAAAATCTAAAGTTTCAATAAAACTACCACATTCATTACCAACATTAATTATCTTTACGTTTTTTTCTTCCTTGAGAAATGTATCATTTATTTTCCCATAACACTCATCATAAATGATGTGATAATCTGCAAGTTTTAAATCAATGGTATTTTTAAAATTTTGAAAAGCTTTATACTTATTAAACCAAGAGGGTCTTTTCCTATCTGGATGTTCTTGAAGTTTTGAGTAGTAGCATTGTCTTAAAAAGACTTGGATTGGTTTATTCATTGATACATCATTTTTTTATTTCTAATTGTGATTAAAGTTTCTATTTCTGGAAGATATAGATATTCTATCATACTTTGTTTAAGAGTATATATTGCCTGTTCAAATGTCTCAACTAAGGGTTCTCCACCAAGATTAAAACTAGTGTTTAATAGCATTGGAACATTTGTTCTTTTAAAGAAAGTAGAAATAAGATTATAAAAATGAAAATTTTGTTCTAAGGTAACTGTTTGTATTCTACAAGTATTGTCTGCATGAATGATTGCTGGAACTTGATCTATTGCATTTTTATACGCATTAACTGCATATTGCATGTAAGGACTTTCGTCAAGTGAATCAATATCAAACCATTTATCTACCTCTTCTTTAAGAATAGTTCCTGCAAAGGGGCGAAAGTTTTCTCTTTTTTTAATTTTGTTAACAATTTCTTTTCCATTGGGAATTCTTGAATCAAAGAGTAGTGAACGATTGCCAAGAGATCTTTGTCCAGCCTCAGATTTTCCTTGAAACATCGAAATTATTTTTTGTTCAAGCAGTAAATCAACTACATCATCATAAGAAACTTTACGTGTTTCTAAGTTAGATAAATCAAAATTTTTTTCTTTATGTCCAATATAAACATTTTGTAAAGGATAAATTGTAGAAGATTTTTGTATGGACTGTAGATAGTGATAATATGCACACCCAATACTAATGCCAGCATCAAAACAAATTGGATCTATATAAAAATTAATATTTTCTAAATTTTTAATATAAAAATAGTTCGAAACGCAGTTCAATCCATATCCACCAGAAATAACTACGTTCTTAACATCAGTTTCTTTTACATATTTTTTTATAAAATTAAGAATATAATTTTGAGTTTCTTGTTGTAACCCATATGCCTTATCAACTTTAGTTTTCCATTCTTGCGTATTGTATGGATATGTAAGTTTTTCTTTTTTATTTTTGTATTGAGCAAGTCCCATTATTTTTCCTGCGCCATCAATCTCATTATAACCAAAAGTTTTGGAATAGTTGCAGAACTTTTCTGCAACACTTAAGTCGTTCCAACTTATTTTCGAGTAATAATCTTGATAGGTACTATGATTTGTTGATAAAAAATCACGAGTTCTTTGATATATTTTTTTCTCCTCCACATTTTTTCTCATGTGATAAACAGTTTCTATTTCAATTTTTCCATCATTTAGAATTGCCCCGCTTGCATCAATACAAAAACAAATTGCTTCATCAAATCCAGAGTTATAAAATCCCGAATATGCATGATATAGATGATGTCTTCCTTTTTCAACAACCAAATCTCCCCATGAAAATTTTTTTATTTTTTCTTTTATCTTTTCTATCGGATACGTATATTCTTTTAGAAAATGCGAAGAAATAATAACTTTATCAAAATAAGTATGATTTTTTTGAGAAAGAGTATCTAAAATAAAATCAAAACCCAGATCATGTTTTTTTCTAGAGAACCTCTCTTCCATTCTATAAAAAACAATTTTTCCATCTTCTATGATAGTGATAGAAGAATCATGTGCTAGAGTAGGTATTGATAATATTTTCATAAACTTATAATTTTATTTAAATCTTCTTTTATATTTTCGTAAATATTTAAAATTTCATCATCAGTATATTCAATACACTCTTCATTTAATCTACTTGCAATATCCGATTGCAATCCAGATATTCTCATTGGAGAATAGAATGGTTTTTTTCTTTGAACAACTCTAAAATAATCTGGATAAGACATGTTTACTGCATCTGTTCCTCCCATAATTACACAACCCTTTGTCCCTGTTGCTCTTGCAATATGTTGTCCAACACTATCACATCCAATGAGATAATCAACTTGCGAAATTACTCCCATCCATTCTCTAATGTGAAGATTTGGTTGAGGAACATACACGAATTTATTCTCCTCGGAAAGAAATTGTGAATATCCCATATAAATGATGTTATAATCTTCTGCAAGCAACTCGCAAAGTTTTAAAAATAGACTTTCGGGTAAAGATCTTAGGGAATCATCATAAACGCCAAAAGGATGCACTTGTGCAGAAGATCCATATGGATTAATAACTATTGTTTGTTCTTTTTGTTGTTTTTCATATGCCCCATAAATTATTTCCTGTCCTTTATTTGTTTCTGAGCACGAAATCTTAAGAGACTCATAATTTAAATCAGAGTGATCTTCAGTTTCATTAATAATTTCGTCAAATGCCTCTGCAAGAGATATTTTCCCTTTATAAAAATTGGGAAGACGATATGGTTCTGGAGATATCATCTCATCTGCTTTGAGAAACATATTCTCCCAGACTCCTTTTGTCTCTGGATCAAAAGTTTTTTCATGAAGAGCAGGAATTCCTAAAGAAACATAATCCCACCCAGAGACTGAAACGTACCACTCTTCTTCCAAGTGATTTTGATGATATTTAAGGAGTGCGGGAAGTGCAGTAATGACTCTTCCGATTCCTCCATCAATATTAATAATTTTCATTGATAAAAAATTGTAGTGTTTGCCATTGATTTTAAAAATTCAATCCATTCTTGAGTTCTTCTGTCCCAGTTAAAGTGATAATCTATATATTCTTTTTGTTTTTGTAAATGTTTTTGAGTTTGCTCAAGACTCACAATTTCAATCGCATGTTTGAGTTTTTTATAAAATTTATTTTCATGCATTTTCAAATCTTCATCAAACTGATACATCATTGTCCAATTAGAAGAAGTTTCTGAAAGAGCACCCAAAGAGGAATGAACACATAAACAACCGGCACTCATCGCTTCTAGTAAGGATAAACAAAACGTTTCTTTCCAAATTGATGGATAAGCAAAAATATGAGAGGATGCCAAGGACTCTCTAAGTTTTTTATTGGGCAAATATCCAATATTATTAATTTTTGGATGTTTTTCTAATTTTTGATACAAATCAGTTTTCTTATAATTATCTTCCCAATCATTTAACCCATATATTTTCCAAGATGAGTGAACATTTAGTTCTATATTGTCATATTCTTTTGAAAGTTTTTCAAATACATTTACAAGAACCTCTAATCCTCTTTGAGGATTAGAGTGATGAACCAAGACAATTTTATCTTTTGGTTTTTCACAAGTCTCGATTGGATATAATGCATATTTTAATACTATACAATGGGAATATGGAATATTATAGCGTGCAATCCATTCTTCCATCTGAGAATATGAAATGAAAATTATTTTATGAAACATTTTCCAACCCCCATTTGATAATGGATTATAATTTTCAACCCCCATCCATTTTAGCATTTCCTCATTTTGTATTGGGGATAAATGCACCCAGAATAAACGTATTTTACTTTTATCCAGATTCTCAATTCTATCACAAACTATTTGAAACTTATTCAAAAGATTTTGTGGTAATCTTTTTTGAAGTTCGTATTTAATAATTTCTGTTCCGCCTATAGATTTTTTACTAAATTTATCAAATTCAATAACCATGTTAATTGTATAAGAATTTACTTATTTTTTTTACTTTATTAAGTTGCGTGTATTTTTCCCACCACTCTAAGTGATTAATATAAGGATCTTTCTCTTTTTCAAATTGAACATGAAGTGCTAATGATGGAATTGGATGGAATACGGGAACTTCTTTTTTCCAAATATTTCCTATAGTAGTATCTTCCCACACAATATCACTATCTAATATTTTTCCTTTATGTCTTCTTGGAATAACTTTGAATTCTTTTGCAAGTTTTTCAAAATGATTCCAATGTTTTTTAAAAATTTTTGGCGATGTCATGAATGTTTGTGTTGTCCAAGTAGAAGATTTCCAATGTCTGTATTTTCCACGAGTAATCAAATATTTTTCTCTTGGATTAAAATCATACTCTTGAGGAGTATCATATGGAAAAATACATACTTCATTAAAATTATAATGTTTTTTTAAAAAAATATAAGCATCTATCATTTCTTTAATTGAACTAGGACAATGTAAATAATCATCCTCAACAGAATATACCAAATCAGCAATAGATTTTCTGCAATATTCAAACTGTTTCAATGAACTATAATTAAAACCTTTTTTTTCTAGATGTATAAGATTCCACGGATGATTAAAATGAGAAAGTAAATGATTTATATTTTGAACAAGTTCATCGCTACTATGATCATCTAAAATAGTAATAAGTATATCATGATCAAATATAAGATTCAAAGAATTGATGAGAGAAGTTACACATCCCATCACCAATTCTTTTTTACTCAGATTAATATACCTTGGTAGATTTCCATGTATATTTTGCCCGTCATGAATTCTTAAGATAACTTCAATCTTCATTCGTAGAAAAAATAAGAAAATGTACTTTTTACATCTTTATTGTAAGAAAAGTTTTTATAATCGATATCATAGACTTCATAAAGCATATTTTTAGATTTTTTTGTAAGATCAATCATTTTCTCATCATTTATTTTGGAAGAGTTTAGTCTTTCAATTTTATCAATACCAATTTTTTTTAAATCTTCCAATAAATTTTCATATCTTACATAATAATCTATTTCCCTCTTTTCGTCTTTATTTGTAATAATAAAAGTTTGTGGTATTGTCCAACGATCAAATTTTGATGGATTTTTATAGAGATATAAGACATATTCATTAATGTCCATTGAACTTGCAAGTTCATAATGAGGGTGTTTTTCTAGTCCCTCTTCTCCAGTTGAAGAAAACCACCCACTTTCCTTCATTCTTGCAAATTTATATGCAGAAATGAAACGATCAATTGGATCACGAACTACTGTGAATTTTAGATAGTCATTCCAATAATCTTTGTAATATTCCTTATATTCTTCTATTGTTTTGTCAAAATAGCTATTCTCAACTCCCATTGCTTTAATAATAGAAGTTCCTGCATTTTTTGGTATATGTATGAATATTAATTTCTTATCATGATTGATTGTCATTAATTGTTGGATATTCAACAGAACCTTTTGGTAAAGCAATTAAATTAAATGATATAGAAATTCTTTCTTCATCGTGATTGTTGGTAGTAACAGAATGTGGGAGATATGATGGGAAAAGAAGAATATTTCCTTCCTCCGGTTCTATTAAAATTCTTTCTGCAGTGAATTGGTTTTTATGAGAGATTAAAGAGCATCCATCCCACATTGGATTAAGTGCTTCATTTTTAAGCACTAGTTTTCCGCTTTCTTCCGGTACTTGAAGATAAAATACTCCAGAAAATATATGAGTGTGAGTGTGCTCACCATTCATACATTGACGACTATCGTTTACATTCAACCAAGCAGATGTGAGAGCAATATCACAATCTACAAAATCAAGATCTGCACATGCTCTAAACCCCATCTGACAAATATATTCAAAAAGAGGAGCAAGCTCTGATATAAAATGAAGAGTGCCTGGGGATTGATATCCAGAAATATTTGATCTTGGGGGTTCTTTTGATGGGTTTTGTTCTTTATATGCTTTTACCGCTTTCAAAAAATTTTCACGAGACTGTTCAAATTCTGGATACTCTGATTGCCAAAAAGGAACAGAATAAATGGGCATTAAATTCATAATCTTTTAAAATTATTTTTTTTTTATTTTACCATATTTATATTAAATAGTAAAGCATTAAAATTGATGCTAGTAACTTACACACCTAAAAGCACGTTGATAATAACCATTATGCTTATTATTGTTATGACCGCCGCACTGCTGACCACTAGAATAATTAAAGCTTTGAGCGCGATCAACAGATTCTTGACCCTGATTCCAATAGAGACCATTATCATAAGCATCCCAATATTGCCTACAAGACCATGCAAAACTAGGATTAGTATAAAACCAATTACAAGAACCCATAAGAGAATTTGCTCTAGTTACTGCATCACCTTGAGAGTACCAATTCCTAGACACTTGCGTACAGTAAGGAGCAACAAACCATCTACAATTGTCTGTTAAACAAAAAAGAAATCCTTTGCAATCAATTTGAGCATTTTTGCACCCACCCGCCACGCCACAAAAAGATTCTGTTAATCTAAACACACCACGATTAAAAGAATCAAAATATCTACATCCTAATTGATTTGCATCTCCTACAGGAGATTTTATCGGTCCGATTTGACCAGCATTTCCGGGACTAACGTTTCTTGTTCCAACAAGTCTTCTATTAATATTTGAGGGTCTAAAAACTGACATAATTACTCCTCTACAGTTGCACTATCAGGATTAGATGGGCAATGTAATTTAAAGGTTGGTCCTATATTTGATCCTGCAGAATCTCTAATATTTGTAATCTTGGAAGGAATATCTCTTAATTCTTGACGATACTTTGCCCATGCTGCCTTTTCTTCGCTAGTTATAGGTGCATCTGGAAGTTGAGTCCAATCAGATTGAAAAAGTAAATTATCTCTTCTATTTTTTAATCTATCCCAAAAAAACTTTTCTGGAAGTGGAATAATATCCCATTGCTTTAATTCAGAATTCCAAGATACACTTTCATGATAATTTTCATCATACTCTGGATAATCATAGGGTCCAGTAAATCCGGCATTTGCAAGTTCTTCTTCAGTAAATGTTGAAGAATCTGTGCGACTTCTACCATCACTCAAACGAATTCTTTTTGGAAGTTCTTGAGGTTCTTGTCCTTTATATGAGTAAAGTACTGTCATTTTTTTATTTCTCCGTTTGTTTTGTTATTTTATCAAGAAGAAATTTCTTCATAAGAAAGAATGACATTCAAATCTCCGCCCGCAGAAGCAGTGGCAGTAAGACTTCTATCCTCTTCTAGATAGAAAGAACTTGCCTTATCAATCAATACAAGTGTTGAGTCTGCCGCAACTGCAATTGTGTTAGCGATTTGAATACCAGTTCCACCAGCATCATCTTGAGGATAGTAGTGAACTGTAATATCTGCACTGCTTGATCCATCATCGTTTGCAACGATAATAGTGTTGACTTTAAATACTTTTCCACTGTTTGCAGCATTATTAAGAATAGTGGTTGCACTGGTGTCTGCTAATGAAAAAGCAGCAGTTTTTCCAGTAATTGTTGTTACACCTACAATGTTTGGAGCAGTCATAATTGTTTCTCGTTTTTTTAGTTATTTATATTTATTAAGATCTAAATGGTAGTGGATCTAAAATCAATTTTATTGCATATCCTTTAGATGCATTTGTGTATGATGCCAAAGTAGAACCATCGCCAACAAATGATGTTGCTGTTACGACACCAACAACACTTATACCACCAGCACCAGAAATTAGTTTTCCCGATGGAATGGTTGCTCCAAAAGATAATTCTGGAGAACCACTATCATTTCTATCTGAAATAAAATCTACATTTAATTGTGCCATTTTTATGCAGCCAGTAGGGAGAAGGCAATAGTTTTTGAAATAGTGGCAAATGTCACACCAGTCAATTGACTACCGTCACCTATAAGTGTTGTTGCTGTTAAAGTGCCATTTACAACCATTCCAGAGCTTGAATTGATTGCAAATCCACTAGGAACAGTAATTCCCTGAGGAAAAGTTGTTGGAGAATCTGTTGGATCTTCTCCACCAATAGAGTCTACTTGTATTTTAGATGCCATTTTTTACCTTAGGTTATGTATGTTATACCAAATATTTTGGAATTAGATACTCCTCCAGAAACTGTTATTAGACTACCATCTCCACTAAAAGATGTAGAAGTGCAAACACCAGACAAAGTTATATTTCCAGTTATTGTTTGTCCACTTGGTATAGTTATTCCTGAAGAAAATTCTACTGCTCCATCATTATTTAAGTTAGTAATTTGATTTACTCTTAAACTAGACATTTTATTATCTCCTTACACAATTACATATGAGACACCTGATCCAACAACAACTGTTCCAATACCAGTAATAGAAATTGGACCAACCATCATATAATTATGAGAAGAATTCGCTAAAGAGACAGGAGAATTTATCGTCTTCAAATTAGAAAAAACAATAGCGGTTATAATGCCAACAGAAATTTCATCAGTAGCCGCAACTTCCTGAATTTGATTTGCTGATGGATTATAGACTAGTGGGATTCTTTCTGTCATTTTTTTTAATCTATACTCGACTATTTATACAGGTATGTTTCCTGTGCCACCACCCCTAAGTCCTATCG